GCGATAGGCTCTGCCCTTGCAGCCTTGCCGCGTGAAGCGGTTACCTCTTTGAAGCTGACGTTCCTGTCAGCCGTCCTGATAACGCTAGCGACCATCGCGCCGCCAAAGTTGCGCTCTGCCACCAGCCTATCCGCATTGTGCTTGTAATAGGCTTGTATAGCCCTTCTAGCCCAACCGTCCGGCGATAACTTGCAAGACAGGTCTTCAATCACATAGCCCCTGCCATCGACACCACGGCCCGCTACGACAATCCCGATCTCGTCGCCATCATCATCGCCGTTAGTTCCTGAAGGGTCAACCGCAACCACCACGCGCGACATTTCAGGCAGGCTATCCGTGTTGGCTATCTCCAACATTGCCCTAGTCCACAGCGCGCCGGGAACATCGTCTAGAATCTCGCCTTCCAACTCCTGTCTCCCTAGCCGCGTTCCCTCATATTTCTGTCGCATGTTGTCCATAAATGACGGCGCTAGATTATCCGCATTCTCTACTGTTTTACCGCGCGCGACCACCGTTCGCTTGTCAGCCATCAATTCCCGAATGATGGGGATAGGACGCGGTGTAGTCGTTGCGCAAACGCGCGGGTCGTTTCCTTTGCGCATGGTGAATTGCAGCATATCCCATGTTCCACGCGCATAGCGATATTTTGCCAACTCGTCGCACCACGCAGTGTCAAATTCAGGGCCGCGCAACTGGTCCGGTTCATTGCCATTGTAACCTAAAGCTACCGCGCCGTTCGGCCATGTTATTCTGACAGGCTTGTATCTAACTGCGGGCCTTTGATCTGGGGGGCAGATATTCACCAGACGCGCAACCATGACTTCTTCCAAGTCCTTTTGGGTTTCCGCAATCAAAGCTATGCTTTTCGCACCGGTCTTCACCCGTTCATGCACCCATTGCGCGCCTGCTTCTGTCTTCCCGAAGCCACGGCCCGCCAAGATCAACCATGTTGACCAATCGCCTTCTGGCGCAAGTTGGTTAGGCCTTGCCCAGAATGGCCAATGGTATTTGAGGACAGCTTTTACTTCCGGTGTCAGTTTAGCCAGCTCGGCCTCGCGTTCACTTTCTGGAAGCGATGCCAGCAATTGCGCTGGTGAAAGCATCTGCATCATTTTGCACCTGTTCAAACTTGATAGCCGCGCCGTCCTTGCCCGAAACTTCCTGCTTGTCCGTCAGCAGGCCGAATAGCTTGGCAAGTCCCATAGTGGCAGTGACAGCAGGCCCCGGCGTTTCACATTCCCGCGCAAATTCCCGGTCGTCTTTCAGCATTTGTGCTATGTCGTCCACGGTCATTTTATGACGCTCTGCGGCTTCTGCTTTCAGTTCATTGACCCTTACCGCTACGTTACCGTTTGACAGCAGTTCGCAAGCCTTCACATGAATAACCTCTGCCTTCATGTTTCCAGCGTTGTAGGATAGCCGATACGCCTCCGATGCATTGCCTGTTTCGATATACGCTCGGCAGAATGCTTCCTGCTTCGGTGTCATGTCGTCACCCTACCCGTTCTAGTGATTGATTGCATTGTTGCGTCTTACGCTTGCCGTTCATGATGTTTGACCGGCGCGTTTTTGCAGCGGAATAAGAAACCCCGATTTCGATAGCGATTCTCTCAAGCCCCTTTGACGTATGGCCTTTGGTTGTCAGGAGGAGGTCTTCGGTTGCGGTCCATATATGACGGAAGCTTCCTTTGTCCTGCCATGTCCTGCGCTTTTCCCGCCTGATTGCCTCTTCTACCAGACGGCTTTCGTCGTCGTCCAGTGCACGCAGTTTTTCAATGCGGCTTGTCAGTTCAAGGATGAGCGGCTCTGCTTCTGCGGGAAGCTGTTTGAATATTCTGACTAATGCGTTCATTCTTTACCCTCCCTGTGATCGCCGCGCTGGATTGCCAATGCTGTTTCGAGAACAAATTCCACCCTGTCCCTTAACCAACGCAACCGGAGCGGATTGAACGCCCCCCAAAGTATCAACTTCCAAAACGGCCATTCTGATTTCGGATCACGCAACGACCGTTCACACAACCATTCCACGATTGCTTCTCGTTCTTCTTTGCGGGCTTGTTCGGGGGTCATGCGGCCACTCCTTGAATGAACATGTCGCCTTGCCGTTGCGCATCCTCAATACGCTTGCAGGCTATTGTGACAGGTTCGTTCATTTCCCCAACATCCTTACATAGCCGCGAATATGTTCCTCACTTGCGCCCTGATAGGCTCCCTGTTTGATGTTCTTCTCTATCGTGGGCATGGTGTGCTTTCTTAAGTCGATTATGAGTTGAGAGAGGGGCGGCTCTTTGCGGGCGAACAGGTCACTCATCATACCAAGACAGGTGTTGTCGGGCAGGTTTTTCCTCTTGATTAGCCTTGCGACCCGGTACCCAATAACGCGGCGGTTCACCATAATCGCAGTTCAAAAAACCACGGTTCCATGCAATGCGGCGAATGCGAAATGGCATCCGGTCAATCTCGCTTTGGCTTATGCCTCCCTGCTTGATTTGATCCATACCACGGTCGAAATCAGTGGCGCGGTGAACCAAGTGAGGCTTGCCGTCATGGCCGATAATCCACTCAACATCGTCCCGCTTCAATTCGGCATTCCAGCGCGCAACCATCGTTTCGATAGGCACGGCTTCACGAGCAGGAGCGGCGCGGCGGGTCAAAAGTGGGTTAGTGGTCATAGTTACCCTCAAGCGTTTTTTGGAAATTGGCCTTTTTGATTATCCAGTCGAACGTCGCACCCTTTGGCCAGCTAGGCGTTTCACCGCGCAAAAATGCGCTGCGCTCCATTTTTTCGAAAACGTCTGTGAAATCGTCGATGCTGTATTGGGCAATCCGGGCGCGCAGCAATTGCCTTCGCTCCGGTGTCAAATCCCGCACCAAAGGCTTGCCGAGCTTAACCGCTGTCCGGTTCCATTCCTCGACAACATGTTCGGGCTTGAGTGCATCGCCAGATGCACAATCATCGTTAGATGATATAACTTCTGTCTCTGTCTCTGTCTCTTGGGCCGTCACCAAATCGTCACGTGACGTTACGGTGACGTTTTCCTTAGCGTTCGCACTGTCACTTCCACGCTTTTCCGCGCGTTTGCGCTCTCTATACGCAGCTTGACGTTCTTTGGATTTATCCGAAGAAAACTGACGGTCGCCCCAATTTGCCACACAACCGGCAACCACCCTGCCCGCATCGGCAAGCGCAGTTTCAATAGCGCATATGTCAGATTCATCCGCTCGTAGAAAGTAAGCGACCTCGGCTGCGTCCAAGTCGTATCGTCCATTGTCGTCAATCTCCGCTGCGCTTTCCAGCATCGCGCCCCATACCCAAAGGACGCGCTCTACCGATTGCTTGCTCTTGATAGCCACGCGAACCAGCTTTTCGTCGCGCATCATCCCCGCGTAGTGTCGGAACCACCGGCTCATACAGTCCGCTCCCCGTCATAATCAGATGAATAGTCTCGCCCACGAGCGCGCAGATCGATTCCAGACGCAGTAAGACCATGCTTGTCACACCGGCCACGAGCGCCGCACTTTGGGCATTCGGAAAACGCCCTCTCCCATTTAGGCTTGCGTAACGGTTCGGCTTTTGTTAAAAAGTTCATGTCGGTTGGCCTTCCATAGCTAGCCACGTAAGCAGAACGGTTGAGCCGAATACTCACCTTCTGGCCGACAATAAAGCACATTTGCCAGCCCTACGCAAGCCCTTGGCCTGTGCAGCGATTAGAGGAAGGCGGGGGTCAAAGGGTGTCATGACGCTGCCTGCAAAACTGGAGCGGCCCGCAGGGATTGAACCTGCCTTGCATCGGTTGGAGCCGACTTCTCCCCTTGAGGGGCCGCATCTGGTTTAGGAAACTTTTGCTCTTTAAGTTTTACCGCCTTTGCAAAGCGCGGTTGCATGAAATAAAGGTAACGGAATTGGCGAAGTTCATGTTTCTCTGCGCGGTCAATATTGGCTTGCAACATTTTCCCCGCCGAACCTTCTGCTCCGCTTTTTGCCGTCGCCATAATGTTATGATAAAAAACGCCATCCAACTCCCAAAATATAGATGAATGCTCGCCAAAATACCGAAAGCCTGAAGCCTGATAAACCGCGCCAAACTTTCCGCACCGTTCATCTGCAAATGATTGAATCCATTTTATCTTTGAATATTTGCGCCGAATAAACTTAATCGCGTAGGATATTGCGCGGCTTTCGGAACAATGCGGCGCAAAGTCATCAAGCCACATTCTATTGAGTTCAAGATATTCGTCCATGCGAGTGCCTTCGACAACACTACCGGCGCTGGCGGGGTTCATGGCGTAACCAAATTGCAAAACACCATAAATTTCGCCTTCGATAAAAAGGCCAAGGTGAATATAGGTCGCGCTGTAGAATTTCTTGCTGTAATGATTGCGGACAATGATTGCATTGGCACGGTCGCGGTCTATTTCGCGAACGCAAAAGCTATCATCACCAAAACCAATAACATCACGCTGCCCAAATAGGCTATCTTGTGCCGATAGGATAAAGCCCTTGCTCATTTCGTCACCACCCGCAATTCCTGTGCGTCAACCGGATGATGCCTGTGGTAATAACGAATGATAGCGCGGTAGAGTTCGACGCTGCCTTGCTCCGCTTTTTTGCGTGCGATGCGGTCGTGAATGTCTAGGCGTTTCCCTGTCCAATTATCGCGGGCAGGCAGCTTTGTAAGCCGACCAATATGCGCGTAGCTTCGGGTGCTCATACCCACCCCCATTCAAGC